GCTCTGTCGTATGCCGGATTCTGGCGCTCCGGCGGGCGCGTTTAGGTATGCAGTGCTCATAGTGGTTATGCCCCAGAGGTCGGCTGATCCGAGACGTTCTCATTCCTTCGGGCGCTTCTTGGCCTTCGGAGCTTCCTTGCATCGCACCTCGCCGCGAGCGATGCGCAGGACGAGCCTACGCCACGACGGAGCACCGCTGTAGATGGAAGACGTGGCAGCGGCCACTTCCGTGAGCCGCTGCCAATCGTCTTCCGGCATTTTAAGGCTTTCACGCTTCATATAAGGGTGATGAGCCTTTCCATGATTAGTGGGATCATGGCTTTGATGTCTCCTGGGTCGAGTTCTGCGAGAGCGTCCCAGTCGATAAGCTCCTCGATGTCGGGAGCGTAGAGTTTGGCGGTTTCTTGGTCCATGTCGTATAGTGCAAAAGGTAGCTACCTTGTCAAGCGGACTTTCGCACGGAATGAGAACCAGCGGCAGCAGGCGACCAGAGACCGCCGCGGGAGTAGTTTGAGGATTCGAAGTCTTCATACGGCGGTCTCAGTCGCCTGAGCCTTATCGTTAGCCAAGGCATTCAAGTAACCTAGGGCCATCGCCACATCCTTAGCTCTCGGAGGTGAATATGCGGTTAGTCTTTCTACCAGTTCCTTGAGGTGGTCGCGCTCATCCTCCATTCGGGCCGCGTGAGCTTCCATAATTTCGAGCTGTATGCCCACTGGCAGATTTAGTTCTTGGTGATGTTTCTTGAGTTCGGTGACTTTCATAAAAAGGAGATTGAGGCTAACAAGTAGATGGAGCCAACGCCCGTTACTCAGGGCGCGTATGTGGCCCGGTTCGGGCGTGGCTCATCTTGGTGTTCTGCGAAAGGAATCGGCGCGCCATGTCCCGCAGTCGGTGCGCGTCGTCTTGATCGTATTCGGGCATCGTGGCGATGGCTTGAAGTCTCGCGATGATCGGCCCGACCACTTGCAGGCAGACAGCTTGCATCAGTTGCCCGTTGGGGGACTCGGGATCGAAGTCTTTCGTGTCCTCGCGTGTCTTGTAGCCGTAGAGGGGGGCAATTCCCTCGTAGCGGTCATGGAACTGGCGAGCCAACGCAGAACAAAACGCTGCTCGCGAACGAGCCTCAGCCTCTTGCTCCGCCGTGGGCTCATTGGGTTCTTGGTAGTCGTCTGGCATATTGGTGCTTGTTGGTGGTTTGTCGGCTCGTCGGAGAGCTAGGCGTTCAGCCAATAGTCGGCTTGCGATGGCGGCAGTGTTCCTTGTTGCCCTCGGCTCCGCCCCATTCTTGGCATCTCTCGCACCAGAATACATGCTGGCACACGTCGTCTTCTGGCAGATGATCGCGACATTTCATGCAGTATATCACTTCGCCTTCGGAGCCATAGAGGAAGGGGTTCTTTTCGTTGTCGCCGAGGTCAATTGGATCGGACACGAGTTGCAAGCCTAGCCCTGCCAAGTCTGCGGCTTCCACCTCGTCACCTCCGCCGGTCTTCAGTTTTGGAGCCGCTACTTGATCCCACCAGAGTTTTGCGTGCGTGCGCTTTGCTCCCGGCCAGCCGTTGATATACGGACCACCCCCAGAACCCGATTCGTGATAGTAAAGTCCGCACGTTGTCTTGGACCAATAGAAGTCGAAGGTTGAACAGTAGAGCGGATGGTCGTCTGGGGCATGAGACACGAAGACAGAATGAGGCATCCATAGCTTGCCGTGTTGCTCATACTTGATGAGCACAATTGGGCGTCGGTCGTGATCTTCAAAAGAGTCAGGTTTCATAGTCGTGGGTAAAAATCGGGCTGAACAATTGCGTGGAGCTAACCGCCGATGGCGTCTTGGGTGGATGGCGGTTCGCCTCAAGATATTCAGCCTCTAGCTTCTTAACGCGGTCAATGATGTCCTCAATCACGTAGCGGCATTCATCGTGCATTTATGCCATGAGTTGAGAGTCCGAGCTTCGACCGCACGGCCTTAATGCCTGGCGCGTAATCCATCACGTCTCCGTCATCGCCAAGGATGACAGGGACGCCGTAGCTGCTGCTGGAGTGGTTGCAGGTGATTTTCATGGCCTTTACAAAGTTTCTCCGCGTTTGATGATTTTAGTCAGGCGCTTCATTTCGGCGCTTGGCGGTGGTGATTCGGCGAGCGGCATGGACGCGCAATGATCGCACCAGCGGCACCAGCGATCTACGTTTTTACCACCTCCATAACCCCATTCGGTGTTGCTCCATTCGTGGCCTGTGATTTTTGCGCACAGCCACTTTTTGAGTCGATCCACCCATCTAATGCGTTTGGTCCAGTGCGGCCAGCAATACCAAAGTTGAGGATACTCAATGCGATCGGTGCGGTGATTTTTGGGGTGTAGTCGGGCGATGTGTTCGAAAATTTTCATGGCTTAAATTTTGGATGGTTGAGGATTTCGGCAATGTTGCCAATCCACTGGCAAGTTGCGCTGTGTTTTTGAGTTGCGACGGCACAGCGCCGCGTCGTTTGGTGGTAAGTAGCATGGCCGTCTGTTTGTTGACTGGAGTTTTGTCGGCAGAGGGGTGCATGGTGATTAAAATCGGATTGGGTGGATGCGCCAAGCGTTATCAACCACGGGTGCCAGTAGCTCCGAGGTGCTAGCCAGTTCTTTGCATAGACCACATAGCGAGCGAGCCTGAAACGGTCGATGACGAGATGTGTCAGCCAGATCACGAGCCACGCATTCACGGACGCAATCGCGAGGAATGGTAGCGCATAGACGGTAGCGTGGCAGAAAGCTGCCCAGCTGGACTTGGTTTTGTTCTGCGCCATCCAGTCTGACTGGGTGACGTAATCGCCGACGAGGTGAAGGATGAGTTGAATCATTGTGTGATCTTCTTGAGTTCTTCGCGGTAGATTTCAGCCGTGGCATTGGCCGCGTTGCCAATGAAAGGATAGAGCTTCTCAAAGTCAGCGATGGCTGATTCGATGATCTCGATTGCTTGCTTGAGTTTGTCTTCGGGTGTCATGGGTAAAATCGGGCAGAACTAGGCGCTGGTGCAAGCTCGTGCCTCGCTGGCACAGCTTGGACGTTCTGCCTACTTGGTGGCGCGGCAGTCCAGCCGTATTCGGTCCATTGCGTCTGTGCGGCGAAAAGCACTTCGCTTACAGTCTCGAAGCCATATTTCGCCACAGCGTTTCTCAAATGCTTGAGCCGCGTTCCGGCAAGTTCTTGCGAATGCCATCCGCTGCAAATGCGGATTACGAACGCCGTTCCTGTGAGTCTGATCACATAGGTTCCTCTATTGCTGTCATCGGCATCATCTGGCGGCGCGATCCATTCCAGAGTTATCATGTCGCCACCCTTGGTGTTCCAAGCCGTGACCGCTGCCCTTGCTTCCTCTTCGTCCTCAAACTCGCCAGCGAAGTGTTTGTTTTTGTCGTGAGCAATCCAGCGTTTGGGATTCAGATAGTCACCGGCAGCCATGCACGTAAACGAGGCAGAACCAGCGCATGCAGGCAACGGCTCGAAGGTAGTCTGTTGTGTATTCATAGTCATTTGCTCGCCGTCGCCTGATGCTGGTCGTTCTGGCAATCCATCGGCGGCAGTTGTTGCGCGTCCATCATGCCTTGGATGTAGGCGGACATGCACAGGTCGTCGATGCTCACGCTGCCCAGCCTATGCCAGTAGTAGCGAGCCAGCGGGCCGATGCGTTGTTTGACGACCCGCGCGTGTGCTGGATCGACGCCATAGTGCAGCAATCGGTCGCTGCGAGGTTTGCGGCCAGAGCCAGCGCATGCAGGCAACGGCTCGAAGGTAGTCTGTTGTGTATTCATAGTCATTTGCTCGCCGTCGCCTGATGCTGGTCGCTCTGAACGGAATCGGAAAGGTTGCCTCGCGTTTATTTGGAGCTCGAGGCTTTCGCTGCTTTGGCTTTAAACTCGGCAGAAATCGCAGCGAGGTGGTCGCTGTGCTCTTTGGCGGTGGCTTTGCGCTCGCCGTCGGCAGAGCAGGGACGTTCGCCCTGAATCCGCCGCTGCATCACCGTCATCCCCCGCGGCGTCGGCAGGTGAATCACCTGAAACCCGCTGGCGTAGAGCTGGGCCAGCAATTCCGTCTCGCCTCGGCAGGGATGCAGGGGGGAGGTGTCGTGGACCACCACGACGGCGTGCGGGCTCAGGTGCGGAGTGAGCAGGGCCAGCTCCTCGGCGCGCAGCTCGATGTGGGTGTCCAGCAGGGCAAAGTCGATCTTGGGCGGGTCGGGAAATAGAACCAGCCCACCCAGATACTCCAGCGAGCTTTGGACACTCACCGTCACCCGCTTCTCCACCCCCCATTTTTGCAGGTTCGCCCGTGCTTCGGCAGCGCTGGCGGGATCGGTCTCCAGGGTGATCAGCTTGCCGTGCTTGTTTTGCTCCAAAGCCAGGGCGATGTGCGCGGCTGTGAAGCCGGTTTCCGTCCCCGTTTCCAGGCACTGAGCAGGCTTCAGCGCCACCACGAGGCCATAGAGACACAGTGCCTCCTCCACGGTGGCTGCACCTTTGCCCCAGTCGCCCTGGTGATACTCGCCGGCACGAGGTAGCTCGGGGTGGACGTCGCCAAGCTTGATGCCGCCAAAGAAGGATTGCAGGCCAAACTGGAAGGCGGGCAGATCGGCGGTTTTTTCTACCTTGCCGCGCAGCATCGCCACCACCTCGCGGGCGATCCGTTCCGGCGTGATCTTCGCCATCGCCACGCAATACCCGGCGGCATTGCAGGGGGCGGGCGTCTCTGTGCCGGGCATGTAGCGCGGCCAAGGGCCCGCACGCCCTTTGTAATGGCAGGGGGCGCAGGGGGCATGGCCGGTGAGCCAGCGCATGTTCTTCGGCTGTTCGCCGGCATGAATCACCCGCTGCTTGCCGGAGTAAGCGGCGAAGAGTCCCAGCGTGGGCAGTCCGAGCGCGCCCGCAGCGTGCATGAGCCCGCTGTCCGGGCCGATCACCACGTCCATGGTCGCCAGCAGGGCTAGGGTCTCCGCCAGCGGGGGCGGCACGGGCTCGTTGCCGGTGATCACCACGCGCGGGTGATCCACCTCCACGCGGCCGCCATGGGCAAAGATGAAGATCCGGGCCGTGGGGATGCGCTGCATGATCAGGTCCATGGCTTGGTTCAGAAGCTCCACAGGGTAGTCGCGACACTTCGCACTGCTCTGGAGCTGCACACCCACGCGCACCTCGCCATCCACGATCTTCGGCCACTTCGCCCAGGCTTCATCCACCTGGAGAGGAGGGATGAGCAGTTGCGGGTGAGGTGGCAGCACCGTCAAAGCGCCGTCTTTTTCAGCATAAATATCAATCGTCAGCCCCAGCGCCTCGGTGAAGATGGTCACGGCGTCCTGCTCGTCATTGCGCTCGATCTTGTCCTCCAGCGGGATGATGACCTCAAACTCTTCCGCCACCTCCGCCAGCACGGGCGCGGCGATTTTTTGCAGCCTTTCCAGCCCCGGCGCGCTGAGCACGGGGAAATACTCTTCATGGCAGGCAAAGGTGAACTCGATCTGCGGATACGTCGCCAGCAGATGCACCAGAGCCGGCAGGCAGAAGAGAATGTCACCGATGCCGCCCTGGCGGATGATCAGGACGCGGAAGGGCAAATCCCTGGCGTTCACATTCTCCAAAATCTTGGGAAGCGGCCAATCGGTTTCCACCGCTTTATACTGGAGTTGAACCGGGATAGGCACAAATGCTTCATCATCCGCCAGCACATCGTGGATGCCGAGCTGGTGGAAGTTCAGTTCATCGAAGAGGTAGCGTTGACCGGCTTGGAGATGAGGCCAGAGGGAGAGGCCAGCGGTGTGGGTGAGGGTGGCAAAGCGCATGGGATTTGTAACAGGAGATTTGGAGAATGGGAGATGGTGATCACTGGCGCTTGAAGGCGAAGCGGTCACCGGCGGCATAGCGTGCGCGGCGGGCTTTGCGGGCTTTGCGCTGGTTGCGGGTGGGACTGCCCAGGAAAGGGCGGTTCAGCACGCCAAAGTTCAGCGTGGGCATGAAACCGGAGGCGGCGGCAGCCGCTCCGAGGGCAATGAGGGTGGATGGGGATTTCATGGGGGTAAGTTTACAGCGTGCAGTTCAGGCACTGGTTGAGTTCGTCTTGTTTGGGATGGGGATGCCGTTTGGGCTGGCATTTCTGGCGCATGAGATCGGCCCGGCGCTGGCGTTCCTCGGGGCTGAAGTTCTTGCGCTTGCCTTTGGCTCGCTTCCCCAGGTCAGAGGCAGCGGCCGCCAGATCCGCGCCGGCAGGTCCGCCATGCCGGACCCGCGCCAGCGTCTGCGCCTCCGGCAGGGGTTCAGGTTTGAGACGGGGCTTTTTCGGCATGAGGGGTGGGGTTTACGAGCTTGTAACAGGGCTTCCAGTCTTCGGTGCCGGGCAGGCGGTATTCTGCTTCGTCGTTCATGAGTTGCTTGAGGAACAGCCCTTTGGGACCATGCCCCGCCAGCCAGACAAGTTCAGAGGACCGGCCCAGAATCATGGCTTCCTTGGTGGGTTCTTGAGGAAAGCGAATCGCGGTGCCTAGTGGCAGGTCGGAGGCTTTCAAAGGCACCTTCTCCAGCCGTGCGCGCGCGGCTTCTAAAGCGATGGTCGTGTCTGGAAGGGGGGTGGTAAAAACCTGCCCACCCACACAGTAAACCTCGACGTGGCTAAACAACGGATTGTTCGCGCCTTCAATCAGGCTTCTTTCGAGTTCATTGGCACGCTGCTTTTCATGCTCAGCCAAAATGTTTTGCTGGCTGATGGACAGTTCACCGACACCCATGTCCACGCCGACGGTGTAAACGGTGCCTGACCATTTCTTCACTGGCTCCCCATCGGGTCCCCAGTAGCCTTCTGACTTCGGTGATCCCTGATCAATCAGCCGCAGGCAGGAGCCCAGCGGGGTTTCGTTGACTTGCTGGGGAAGCTGACCATACCCGCGCTTCCACAATTCATCACAGACCTGATGCCAGTCGGCAAGCTGGGCTTGCAGTTTGTCGGCGCGTTCCGTTTGCTGCTTGGCCGCTTCCTGGCTTTGCAGCGCCACTTGTTTCAGCGCCTCAATCTCGGCGTTCTGAGGCAGCCGCAGCGTCTTCCCCTTCAGCGACTCGGGGTCAACCGTCACTTCGCACTCGGGGTGCATGGCCTGCATGGCGGCTTTAATCCATTTAAACTGCTTATCACAGCAGTCCCGCAGACTCCGCAATTGCTTCGCTTGTTCGACAATCAGCGCCTCCGATTCCTGGACGATTTGCTCATTAGTATAAGGACCGGTGCATTGTCTTTGCCTGCACAGTTCGCCGAACAGGCTGATCAAGGCGCGATCCAAAGATGTCAGCAGTGCGATGGATTCAGAGAGTGTACTCATGAGCGGGTATGTGATGATTACCCGCCCATAATCTCAGATAAGCGCACATTCTCCAAGGGATTTCTTCACCTTTTTTTAACCAGAAACCAAGAACAGCGAACCAAGAACTTTTTCAGATCACCCCCTGCCCACGCCACAGCGCGGAGATGTCCCGCAAGATCCACGGCTTCTGCTCGGCTCCGATCACGCGAAACTTCACGGCAATGGCGCTGTCGGTGAGCATCAAATCCGCGCGATGATCGGCGCGTGGCACGTCGCCCACATCGCCATAGGTGAAGGTCACTTCATCGCCGCCAAGTCCGATCAAGGTCGCCTCCACAAACCCGCGCGAGTTCCGCACGGTGCGGAAGATCAGCGCCTGAAAGGACTTCCGCCGCTCGGGGCTGCCCATGTCGAAGTAACCCGTCTGGATGATGGTGTCACTGGCCTGATAAAAGCGGCTGGCGGTGCCGTCGCCATCGTGGTCGTAGTCCACATACCCGTAGCCGCGATACTGCACCGGGATGGGGTCCGTGGTGCTGTGTGGGGTGAAAGCATCGACCGCAGGAAAAGCATTGCCGCTATCATTCTGCTCGGCGGTGTCCCAGACAAAGAGGTTGCCCGCTTCATCAGCAAACACGAGCTCCGGCCTGCTGCTCTCCATGCGGGCAAGATCGAACACCTTGGGAAAATCAAACTCACCCGTCAGCCCATCGCGCAGGAAGTCGTAGGCGAAGCCCTTCAGGGTGCCGTCCGTGGCAGGCAGGTAAAACCAGAGCATCTTGGCGCTGGTATCGCTGAAAAGGTAAGCCCGATGGGGATTGCGCCCCAGTTCGGTCAGGTCCACCCGATCCCGCAGATACTGCTGCGTGGCATCATCCACGCTGCTGGCCTGGAGCTTGGTGTAAAGATTGTCATCTGCTTGGCGGTTGATGCGTAAATCACTGCCAAGGTAAAAAAGTTGGTTCTTCTCCCAGGTCGCCACACAGTTGCCATTCTGTGCGCCAGCCAGCACGGGCGGGTCGCTTTGGTCCGTGGGGTCCGTGTTCGGCTGGTTCAGGATCTTGATGCCGCCAGCGGTGTGGATGTGCAGCTTCGTGCCATCGGTGTGCTGAGCGGTGATGTTCTGGCTGCCGGGGTCGGTGTCATTGAGCTGCACCTCCTCGTAGCTGTCCACGTTTGCGCCCTCGGGCACGAGCTCGTCATCCGCCGCATTCTTGCTGATCTGGAGCCTCGTGGGATAGCCGGTGGTGCCGCCGCGCCAGAGCTTGGTGCCGACAAGGGTATGGTAAAGGTGCGGCAGCGGTCGATTCTGATCTGCGGACATGCTGCCGCCTTCGGCAGCGCTGAGGATGGGCGTGTTCGTGCCGATCTGGATCGTCTTGAAACTTTGCTGGAAACCCTGCGCACCACTGCCTGCCGTGGTGAGATTGATCGCCGCTCCGCCCAAAGTCAGCGCCAGTTTCGTGCGCCAGGTGTCCGTGCTCACACAAAAGTAATCCGTCCCTGTCGCCAGCGGAGAGGGCAGACTGCCCGTGGTGGTCACGCGCGTCACATCGCCCGTGCGCAGCAGATGCGGCGTGGCGACATGGAGGGTATGCGTGCCCGTGCCGAGCGTGGTGATATTGATAGCGGTGCCGCCGGCGGTCAGGCTCACCTTGATAAATTGCTGCGTGCTCTGCGCCGCACTCACTACGTAATACGGCACTGCTGGCGAAAGACCACCCGGCAGCGTGCCCGTGGTGGTAAACATGACCACCTGCCCCACGGCGGTGGTGTTGTTCGGGATGAAAATAAGGTCTGTCGAGGCCTGGGCCACCGCTCCCACACTGGCGCTCACGCTCAGCAGGTAGTCCGTGCCGGTGTCCACCTTGAAATTTGCGCTGCTGAGTTCATTCGGCACCGGGTTGTCAGGGTCCACCAGCAGATAATCCTCCTCCGGGCTCTCACCCACCTGGAGATAGATGCGGATGAAGGGGAATCGACCGCCCTCGGCGTCCGGGTTCACCGGCACACGCACCACGAGGTCGTTGTTGGCATCGGCGGTGATGATCACCTCGTTGCTGGCATCGCTGCTGATGCCTTCATATCCCAGATTGTCCTGCCCTGGGTCCCAGTAGCGGGTGTAAACCTTGCGTGTCGAGTTCGTGAAGCCATCGCTCGTGCCCGTGCCTGTGCCGCCGCTGAGATCCGTGGGGCCGTAGCTGCCGGTGTCTGCCGTGGCATCGCTACTGGCCGTGCTAGCGCTCAGGATGCTCAGCACGCGGCTGTCCGTGTTCACATAGCTGACGATGGCGTTGTTGCTGCTATGCACCGCCGCCGTGCCGGTATTCAGCGTGTAGTAATACGGGCTGCTCGTGGTGCCATCGCCGGCCAGACTGCTCACCAGGGCGGCCGCACCGGGCACGATGCGCACGCGGATCTTGCCATTGCCGGCAGCGCCGGGGAAGTTCGTGCTGTCGGCGGTGAAGGTCAGCACCACGCCACCCGTTCTGCCAGCCACCGGCCAGGAGGCCTGGGCATTCGTGCTGCTGGCGGGCTGGGTCAAAGAGATGCTCGGCGTGCCAGGCTTGGCATTGCTGCCCGCCTTGCGCCACTTGCCCGGCGTGGCCGTGCGCGCGAGCTGCACGATCACGTTGTCATCCACCCCATTGCCCAGCAGCACCTCGGTAAAGGCGCGGGTGCCATACCACCGAGCATCTGCATCTAGCCCCACGGCCAGAACCTCAAAAGTGGGCGTGTCGGCGGTGAAGTCATAATCCCCCGAGGTGAAGCTGTCGTCATCGCCCAGGTAAAACAAACCTTTGCAGGCCTGAAGCTCCGGTGCGGTGAGGCTGTAGAAAAGCAGAAAGTTCTTCCCCTGCTGCTTCACCAGGATGGCGCAGGTCTTGTTTGCCGTGCGGGCCGCGCTGTCTACGCCGATCCCCGAGGCATACCCTGTGAAAGGCAGGGCGCGATACGTCGCCTGCACGGTCTCCGTGCTGCCGATGGCCCACAGCCGATCATACTTCGGCGGACCCTTGCAGCCCCCTGGTGGCCGCAGCATGAGATTCCGCGCCTCCAGCAGCGACATCCCCGCATCCGTCCCCTCCTGGAGCGATGTCACTGCTCCAAGCTGCCGCAGGGGAAAGACGTTGGGAGGTCGGGGCATGGTGATTACTGGTGGAGACAACCATTGTCATGGCAGCGCGTGATGTCGTGAAGTAACTGCATGGGGATTAGTCGGAGGTGAAGGATCGCAGCCACAAATACCCGTGGAGAGTGGCAAGGGAATCTTGCAGGGCGTTATGCTCCGCATCGCGGGAGCAATTCCATCCGCTCAATTCAATCAACCGATCCAGCGAAGATGAACCTTTGGGCAGCCGTGCATCGTCCATGAGTTCGCCGAATTTGACCTGACTGCAACGCCAGTCCCCTCGGTATGGAAACTCGGCCAATGTCACACGTTCTGCCTCCATAAAAAAACTGCGATCAAACGCCAGATTGTGACAGACAATTTTAGCCTCGGGCTTTTCCTCTTTCCGAGCTTTGAGCCAAGCCAGAAACTCCTGAACCACTGTATCAATATCTCGGGCACCTAAATCGGCCCATTTTTCACGAGAATAGCCATTTTTTACAGCAGCTTCGGCGCACACAGTTTTCCCAAATTGGGACGCTTCGGTAATGTAAGCCAGATAAGATTCTCCAGACCAACTACAGCATGCTCCGATGGAAAGCAGGGCATGGGTAGTGGGGTAAATACCCCCAGTCTCTGTATCTGTGACAATGTAATCCGGCATAAGTCGTGTGATTGTTCACTCCATTCCCACGCCATACAGGTCAATGAACTCCAGCGCCCCAGCGCGTGGATTGTAGGCATCCCAGGCTTGTTTGGCGAGCAAGTAACCCGCTTGGGCTTGTCCGGCATCGCCCGTGAAATCGGGGTCACTGCTCAGCTTGAAGAGTGCCCAGGGCTTGAGCACGTTTTCGTCCAGGCTACCGGGCAGGTAGGCGGGGCGGGCGTCATCCCAGCTCGTGATCTGCGGCGGATGCAGCACAGCGGTGAAGTCCAGCACGGCCTGCGCCATGGGCCGAGTGTCAAACTGCACCCTCGTCAGCGGCTGCTGCCCATAGGTCAGCGCATCCCGCAGGATGCAGTAGGTCGGCACGGTCATCTCCGTGGGGTTCACCGTCAGCCCAGTGCCCAGGGGCTGGCGCACACGCACAAGATCCGCCGGCGTGGAGAGCAGCGTGAGCACGCGGCCGCCGCAAGTGATGGGCCCCAGGGTGCTTTGCACACGAACGTTGAGGTTCACCACGTCGTGATACACCACGGCGGACACGTTGGTGCCCGATGTGCCGAGGAAAGGTTTCTCCAGGGCCAGTGTGGCGCTGTCATTCTTCACCAGACGGTTTACCTGCACATCGCCATCGATCACGATGGCGCAGCCAAGCTGATCATTGGTAAAGCCGCTGAAGGTGATGGCCTTGCTCCCCGCCGTCACCGCGCTCAGGGTCACGCTTTCGGGCGCTTTCACCAATTCTGAAACCGTCTGCTGCTGCCGCCCAGTGAAAATGTCGGTCAGGGCCTGATTCACCGCCGTCATCACCGCCGCATTCTTGCCAGCATTCGCTGTCAAATGCGTGGCCACCTGCACGCCGACATAGCGCATCAGGAAAGTTCGGAGATCGGAGGCGGTCGCCATGGGTTAGTTGATTTTACTGACCAGTTTAAGAAACGACGCCTTTACTTGTGACAACAAACGAGACTCCACCCCAAACCATGTTGATAGTGGCTTTGATGGCCGTGGTTCCGGGCGGATCACAATGGCGGTCACTTTCATAGTAGGTCACTCCTTGATCTTCACCCAGCCGCCCGTGGTTTGCAGGTGTTCCTGGCCTTTGACGGCTTCTTTCACGTCCGCCACTTCCACACCCAGCTCCTCCGCCAGCGCGGCATACGGCTTGGCCTTCGCCGCCACCGCCGCCTCAATGCGCTCGAGCAAGGTTGGAGCGCCTTCGGTTTCGGGTGCCTGGCTCTCTGCCCCCTGCTCACTGCTCCCTGCCTCAATTTCCCCAGCGTCCCCGGTGAGGTTGCCCCCATTCGCGACGGGCTGTAATAGAGGATTCGCCTCCACGGGGCCGCTGGCAGTCACCGGATGAACCGGCGCGGAAGTTCCCTCTGCCTCAATGACAGGGGCCGCCTCGGCGGTGGCTGAAAGGGTAAACACCTCGCCCTCCTTCACGGCTCGGCGCTCTTTTGTCTCGGTGTCATAGACTTCCACCATGCCCCAGAGGCGACCCTCCGAACGGGGGATGTCGGTCTTCATGTAGCCGTTGAACTCCGCGGCACCGCCTTCACAAACAAAGGTGCGGCAGCCATGCACGTCATCGCGCTGGGTGATGTTGTTTCGGCGTGGGCCAAAGGCCTTGCTGCCAGCGGCCAGAGAGGAAACGATGAGGAAGCGGAGGATCTGGGCCATAAGGGTAAAAAGGAAAGCGGGCTCAGGATGCCCTGAGCCCGCCATGGTGTCAACCGTTTCGGGTTGTGCTGATTACTCGTAGGCCTATGCCGTGCCGGAGGCGATGATGGGCAGCCCGCGTGGGTTCCAAGCAGCGCGCAGACGCACGATGCCTTTGGGGATGCCATTGGCATCGAGCACCGGAGTGGCACCGTAGGACATTTCAAAGCCCCACTCGAACTTGCTCTGGTGGTCGTCGTTTTTGTTGATGGTTCGGCGACCCAGGGCGGTCTCCTGGTCCAGCATCCCGTAGCCATCCACGATCATGTGTTTCGACATGCCGTAGAAGTCGGTGAAGGTCTGGCCCTTGTCATTGCAAGGCCATACTTCGGAGCCAATCGGAATGGCTCCATCCACCGCCCAGTTGTGGTGTTTGCCCTCCCAGACGCCCGTGTTGTAGGTCACGCGGCCCAGGGTGGTGACTCCGTAGCCAGCAGCGCCGAGACGGTTGTTTCCATCGGCTCCCGCAGCCGTGATGATTGGGATGGTGATGGTGTTGGCATCCGCCACCGTGCTGCCGTTCCCGTTCGGGATGGTGGTGTAGCTGAACATGGCAAACTTGCCCGTGTTCTTGTTCTTGATAAGCAGATACTTCCTGTTGGTGGTTTCCTGCGCGATGACTTCCTGCTGGAAGACATTCCAGCGAGCGCCGGGGAAGTGGATGAAGTAAGGGCGGTCCGTGAGAGCACCGCCGGCGGCATTGCGACCGCCTTTCATGCTGAAGGCAGCCGTGCCCGCAGCGATGGCCTCGCCGAGGAAGGCGTGGGCATAGCAGAAAGCACCCTGCGGACCATCAGCGGAGGTGTTCTGCACCGTCCACTTGAAGATTTCCGTGCCACCCACAAGCGGCAAACCGCCGCCAAAGATGTGGTTGGACTCGCCGCGGGTGTCGGCATACTTCAGCAGGCCTTGCCAGTCGGCATCCATCTCCAGCGCACGCACGCCCACATGGGGCCCCATGATCAGGTAGCGCAGCACGTCGGTGGCTCCCTTCTGGGCGATGGCGAACGGCTCGGCCTGATTGGCGGCAAGCTGATCTTCGATGTAGTAAGCATCGTTGATGTTGAAGGTGTCGGCACTGCCCAAGTCGTTGGTGCTCACGCGCTCATTGGCGTAAAGCACGCAGGCGCTTGGATCGGTGTCAGCACCAGCCCGGAGAGTAGCCTCAAGGTGGTTGCCGGTGAACCAGCCAAACAAGCCGCGAAGCTGCTGGTTGATCTGGATGTCCGTCACAGAGCCGAGCTGGGTCTGGCTGGCGGCGATCTTGTCGCGCTTCACGCCGGCCCAGTGGACCCCGGTCTGCATCTGATACATGCGGAATTTCTGCTGCTCGCCCATGTTCGAGCGGGTGCCGCTGCCGCTGATACCAAAGCCGCCGAGAGGGGCGAAGGTGGTCAGGTTGACCTTGGTGCCTCCACGGAACGTGGTGTCTCGCGTGGTGATGATGGGTGAACCAGGGAGTCTCTTGTTGAGGTCCGTGGAACCTTCTTTGAGTTTGGAGAGCGGATGGAACGACTGCGCGCCGATGGCGACGGCTGCGGCCCATTTTTGCTGCTCGGAGGTGGCTCCGAAAGTGCTGATCACTTCGGACGTAGTGCGTGATACGGGAATGCTCATGATCGTGAGGATTGGCGGGTTCGCTGGCAAGGCGGCCCGGCTGAGGCATGAGCGTGTTCCAGCCCGTAGGTGGGCATGGCATCATCACGGCACGCGGTCAGCTTGGGCTGCCGGTGGGTGTGTTGATTATTGGGCTGCCGGTGTCATCGTGGACACGGGCGTCTCAGCGTGGATCAGGGGGTGATCAGCTTATGAAAAACGGCGCACCTGATCGGGGGCCTTGGCCTCCCGTGATGCTGTCCATAAGCATATCAGCCTCTTCAAGCGGGTTCCGGGCCGCTGCCAGACGAGTCTGGAGGTCGGCATTCGGGTCCGGCTGGCGGAGGCCTGCTAGCTGAGTGTGATCTCCACCGGCAAAGCCGGGCACCACAGGAAGCACAGGCCGAGGCGGGGCCGTCGGCAGAAGTGACTGAGGCGCGGGAGATCCCGTCAAGGGTGCGTGAGCGCTACCGGGCTGGGCCACGGCGGCAGGAGCGAATGCGCCGGCACCCAAACGGGCAGCGCATTGGCTGGCAACGATGAACTCGCAGTTCGGATGATCCAGAATGGCGAGGTCAGCGGGATTGTTGCTCTGGCGCAGCTCTTCCATGGCGTCCTCATAGGACTCGCGCAGGGGGCTGTTTTCTTGGGCCAGGGTGGGGAAAGTGGTGGTGGCAGTCTGCCAGGCCTGCTCAATGGCAGCCTGAGCGGCCTGCTGTTCGGCTGTCAGGGTGGCCTGATCCTGCATAAGTTGCTGGATCTGGAGAGCGGCCTGCTCGCGCACGGCCTGCGGTTGCAGACTCATGGCTTCAAGCTGAAGCGCTTCATACTGCTCGCGGTCAATGATGGAATTGAGTCCCTTCATCTCGGCGGCAATGGCTTCCATGCGAGCCAGGGCAGGGGAAAGCTCGACCGCAGGAGTTTCTGGGGCGGCAGGTGTAGGAGCAGCAACGGGGGCCGCTGGGGCAGTCGGCGCGGCAGGGGTCGCTGGATGGATGCCCAGTTTCTGTCGTGCCTGATCCACGGCTTCGTGCAGTGGCATCCCAGGGTTACTCTTCTTGAGCTCCGCCGCCAGCACATCCACGTTGTCCGTGGGGATCAACCGCACCGACTTGCCAACGGCAATGCCCGGTGTGGTAGGAGCGGGCGCTGGTTCAGTCTTGGGAGCTTCCGGGGCAGGTGCCGCCGCCGGAGGTGAAAGTGGAGCAGGGGCTGGGACTTCAGGAGCCGCTTGGACACCGGGAGCGGCGTTTCCCCCAGGCTGTCCTTCAGGCACAGCCCCTGCATTGGGAGCCGCTGTTTCCGGCGCAGGAGTCACTACCGGCAAAGAGCCTTCACCCCCAAGCCCGACCCCTGCAAGCAGGTTGTCGGCTTCGGCGTTGAACTCTGGGGCGGCGATGTCACTCATGGGTCTGGATAAATGCGGCTATGGGATGTGATGATTACTCACCGACAAGGGCAAGCAAGGGATTTGTCAGGCTTCATTCACGGAAAGCCCGCCTTCAGCCTTCACCAGATAGGGTTTCACACTGGCGGGAGGCTTGTTGTAAACCGGGCGTCTCACGGCAATGCAACGGTCTTTTTGGATGCGCGTGATGCACACTTTGTTTGACTGGTTTCCTCCCAGCACATGGTAGGCGGCGGCATCCTCCGCCACATACCAGCCCACATGCCCGCCATTGCCACGGGCGAAGACAAGGCAGTCGCCCAGGCCTGCTTTGGGCGATTTCTCGCCAAACAGTGCCCAGTTTCGCGCCCAAAGCGGGTCTTTGACCACCACTTTGCCGGATCGATGCGCCACAATGGCGGCAAAGAGTCCACACCAGGGAATGTCATCATCCCCATAGCCGATGATCTTCACGCCGGCGGCATTCAGTTCATCCCGCCACTCAATGATCGTTTTGTTGCTCCCCTTGCCGACGACTTCGGCGGTGCCGTAAAGGCGTAGAGCCTCTTGAATGGTGCGGGGAAGCTGTCCGAGGGTGTCCAGCCAGGCGTAAAGTTTGGGGGCGTTCATGGTTTATTCGTTCGGTTGGGGTCCACCAGCCAGAAAGTCAGGCCGATGATCAGCAGAATGCCTGCACAAATGAAAAGAAAAGCGGCGAGTGGGTGCATGGTGATTACCAGCGCAGTTTACCTTTTGGACCGACCAAAGCCACGGCGGCGTGCCAGGCATTGGCCTTGCTCGGGCGGACCCCGTAGCGCAGCATTTGCAGTCGAAAATGCTCATGCACCACTTCGGGCGGTGGGCACTTGGGCAGGTAGCCGTTGAGCTGGGCTTTCAGCCACGGACTGGCTCCCGTCAGCAGATCACATAGAAAATCATGCTCCAGCGATGGCACACGCGCCAGCCCATCCGGCAGGTAATTGAAAGGTGGACCCCAAAGCAGGGCAGGGGTGCTGGCTTTGTTGTAGCGATACCCCACCGGGATGCGATAGCCCAGGTGATCATAGCTCGGCACGAGCAGCTTGAATGAATGCTCTTCCTCCATCTCCCACTCCGGCCCCTTTGCCCAAGGCCAAAGGCCAAATCCTAACCCAGGATCACGAATGCTGCGGTCCCGTGGGTTGGGGAGTGAAGTAGGAATCATAAGAAGCGGTTGTTGAAGTGGTGATTACTCATCCTGAACGATTCTGCCACGCATGGCGCGAGATCCTAAATGTTCAGGCGTGTGAAGGTCCTCGGCGTCCATGCTGCGAGTGATGGCCGTGATGCCCGCCCGTTCCCAAAACATATTCTGACGCTCAATCGTGGCCGCCAGATTGGTCAGCACCTTGGTCTGCTGGTCCATGCTGGCCTTTACTTGCTCGTTGCTCGTGGACTGTGTGATGGCTGCATAGCGGGCCAAAGTCAGGCAGGCCCAGGCCAACGCAATGACCACCAGCGCCCCAAACGCCAGGAACCAGGTCGGAGCCTCAGTCACCACTCCGCCAGCAGCCGCCGGCAGTTGCCCCAGCAGCGACGCCACAGCAGCAGTGATACCTCCGAGCAGCACCCCGATGGCAGCCATCACCTGCACGGGCAGGTCCAAAAGTTCGAGGAATCGGTGGATCATAGGTGCGTAGCTTCTGTGATGTCTTGTTCTTTGGCGGCAGCGAACAGCGCATCCATGCCAGCCGAATTAAGGCCAATCAGAGTGGCAAAAAATGACGCCATGGGATGTGCGCGAGATACGGTGGTGCTGTTATTGTAATAGATCAGCGCGTTGCTTTTGTCTTGGCCCTCGGGCATGGAGGCAATGCCAGCAGCAATCGCCTGCCGCTGGGTTGCCGTCATTTTGAGAAGCAGGCTGCGCTTGGTAACGATGACAGGCGGTAGCGGCACAAGATCAAATCCTCGCGTGACCGTTTTGGCCTGCGTGTCGATATTTTGGGTGGCGCTGAGTGAGTGTGTGGCAGGGTTGTAATCCTCCGGCACGGGTTCTTGCACAATCTCAAAAATTTCATAATCCGCGGACAAACCGACAACTGGCTCGTTGTCGGAGCGTGGGTATGTCTTGAGGCTGGCCGTGGGCGTATGGTAAAGGATTTTCATTAGGAATCTGGGAAGGCGGCAGTTGGCAGGCTGGCAGCACGCGCCACACCTTTGGTAATGCGGAAATCGTCAATTCGGCCGTTGGTGGCAGAACCCATGTTGCCAGCAATGCCGATGTAAAAGGCTAGTGAAGACGAGCCAAACGTGCGTGAGCTTTGGCCGGTGGCTTGCGCATACTGCACGCCGTCGCGGTAAATGGTCCAAGTGCCACCTGAGCGGATGAGTTGTATGAAATACCATTGGCCCGTGCTGAAAGCGGTCGAGCCTGCGTTGATGCAAAATGAGCCTTGGCTATACACCCACACCTGTCCGTTGCTTGGCGTGATGGCAATGATGGACGTATTCGCCGTTGCGTAGTCCATGATGTATTGCGTGCCCGTGCCGGTAAAGTTCACCCAAAATTCAATGGAGAACGGCGCAGTGCCGAAATCAAATGCAGCGCTGGCCGGGCAAGATACATAATCGCCATTGCCGTCTAAAAGCAGAGAGGCGGTGCCAAACTTTGGGTTAGAAGTGCTGAGTTGCGCGTTGCCGTTGCCAGTGAATGTCCTGGCGGCGGGGCCGTTGTCGGTAAAGCTTGTGGAGCCGTTTGTTCCATCGAAATGCAGCAAGGCGGAGACGGAGGCGTAATCTGGATCACCCCCACCGCTGGCGGCAAAGTTGAATGGAGAATTTAGACAGGCAGCGATCATGGGATAGTAGTGCCTACAAACGTGATGACGCCGCCTTTGCCTTTGTTGGTGCTGCCGACTTGGTCGATGGCAATCGCTATAATGTCGCCATTCGCGAGCGTGGTGGTGCTGAGGACTGCGGGTATGGAGGCGGTGTCAGTGCTCGTTTCGCCAGCGTCGATGGTGGGCTTGGTCGAGTAGATCGTTGTGCCGTTTTTCGTGACGTTAAACTGTGCGGCTGATCCCGTTGGAGCGGTCGTGCAATCCACTGGCGTGCTGGACAGGGTGGTTGCTCCGAAGCGCCACGTAAACGTGACCTTGGTGCCTGTCGTCCAGTCAGTCGTTTGGTCGCTGAAATACACCTGCAACCGCAGGGCTTCGTTTTGAAAGGTGGGGGCTGCTCCTGCACCATTGGAAGTGAGTTTTTGGCCTGCGGTTCCTGTTGGCACCAGTCCTGAAATGGGCAGCCCTGTGCAATTAGTGAGTGTGCCGCTTGATGGCGTTCCGAGGGGTCCGCCATTAACTACGGGAGAGCCAGCAGTTCCAATATTAACAGCCAGTGCCGTGCCTACACCTGTGCCAAGTCCAGTGATAGTGCCGACGGCGGGCGCGACTGTGTTCGTAGTCACACCCGTAATTCGGCCTTTGGCATCGACCGTGATGGCCGGAATTGCGGTTGAGCTGCCAAAACTGCCAACGTTGCTATTCACGCTAGCCAACGTCACTGCTCCAGTGCTAGCGAGCGTGGCGTCTCCTGATGCCGTTACCGGCGCATAGGCTGTCCCGCCTGCATTCCCAACAAGCATTTGACCGGCTGCTGGAGCTGTATTTGGGACAACCGAGGCTTTAGTTTGCGCGTCGTTTGTTACGTCCGAAAGTCCTACTTGAGCCTTGGTAACGCTGTGAGGATTGCTGGTGTTGCCTACATGGGAAGATAGTCCGCTGGCGGTAGTATCTGCGGTAGCGCCCTGGGCCGCCGTGGCAAAGGCGGAGGATGCTTCATTAGCGGCAGTGCCGAGGTTGTTTACGGCGTTGATGACTGCGTTTAAGGAAACGCGCACATCGTCTGCGCCTTCACCATCAATAATGTTGGAAATTGGCATGGTGGTTTAATTATGAAGGCCAGAAAGCGGTGTCATCCCAAACGCCAGCGTCATTCCAAAAGCCCGTGGCGAGCAACCACCCAGCCGGCGGAGGAAGCGGCAGAGCGCTAAAAATAAGTTCATCACTGGCAGGAGTGGAAAAAGCGCCGTTTGTGGCGATGACTTTGTAGCCGTAATACGGGCCAAATCCGCCCGCCCAATCAACGGTGGAATCCCTGTAGGTAAGCAGGGTCTCGGAATCCAAAACCGAGTAAGTTCCTGAGCCATACGGCGGCGGATTTTCAGCGCGATAAAGGTCATAGTTTGTTGCTCCAGGTGTTTCGGTCCATTCCAGATTCACAGCCGATACATAGAACTCGCCTATGTCGGCTCCGTCTGCCGCTTCGCCCCAGCCCGTTAAAGCCGGGGCCTCAGACTCCCCCGGCAGGTTAATACTAGCCGTATTGCTAACTGGCCCCTCCCCTGCGTCGTTGAGCGGAGTAACACGGAAATAGTAGGTTTCTCCGCCTGCATCCGCAAAGCTGGCGGCGTAAGTGGTTGAGTTAGTTTGCGTAAGTTCGTTCCAGCCATCGGCACGGCCAGCGGTTTCAGAAACGATAGAGCCTACGTCACAACTGGCGGCGGTAAGCGGTGCGTTTTCGGTGGAGGTAAATCTCGCAACTCCGGCCCCCATATTTGACCAGCCAGCTTTTATTACCAATGCCGTCGCAACTTCAGCCGCAGTGTTGCTATTGCCGATATTGACTTCAAATTTGCTTGTAACAGAGTTTTCTGGCTCGGTTTCTGTCCCGGTATTAAACCAATACAGGTAACTGACTCCTGTTGAGGCATAAACAATGATGTATTTTCCTTCTGCCCCAGTGACACATTCCGCTCCCGTTGGGCAACTATAGACCGTCTTTTGCGGCCTTGGGCTGCGCCAATCGGCTCGGTAAGTGAATCCTGGGCTGCTGGTCTTGTTACTGGGCGACCAAGCAAGGTCAGCGGTTGTTGAGCCTAAATCCGCTGTCACTGCCAGCACGGGAGCCACGGTTGGCGGTGTGAGCACGGACTCTCCGGTAGCTGAGGAACCAGTGCCGGAAAGGGTGATCATGACGCGCTCAGTTAGTTGTCAATGACGAGGTAGATCACCGCCACGCCAATGGCGCTGCCGGCTCCCGTGGTCACGCTTAGGCCCTCGCCTGGCTTGGTGATGAAAAGCGGTTCGGCACTTGGGTTGATGTTGTGCCCCATCAGCGCATTCGCCGCGCAGGAATGCAGGAAATCAATGGCGGTATTGCTGCCACTCGTGGGATCGCTTTCAAACGTCAGTGTGGTGTCTGTGTCACCGGCATTCAGCCGATACCCCAGCACGGCGATCTTTTTCAGCGCCACGGCCGCCACTACGACGGTGGTCGTGCCAGCCGCCGCATTTACGAACGCGCGCTGCGGGGTGTAAACGCGCCCCTGAAGGTCTTGAACTCGTCCGAATCGTGGCATGCTCATGGTGTTTCAGAATAAAGGCTGGAGGGTATGTGTCAATTACTCGTATTGGTCCGGCTTGGTGGCCATCACGGCGTCCGTTTCCTGCTGGATCTGTGCCAGTTCGGCCCGCAGGCTTTCCAGCTTCTCGCTGCCGCTGTTCATTTCCGTCTCAATTCGGTCCCGCAGTCGCCGCACCATTTTGCGCTGCGCCCGCAGGTTGGGTAGGTCAATCAGCTCGCAGGTGTCAATCAGTGCATCCACCTCGGCGTAAAGATCGCCAAGCAAACCTTTCGGCAACACGCTTTCAAAATCTGGGTCCGCCTTCATGCGCGCCCAGAATCCCGCCGCCCGTAGCTGCTCATTCACGCCATCCCGTCGGGCGGCGAGACTGTTCAGGATCTCGTCTTTCTGTTCGGCGGTGGTGCCAGTGGATTGGGGGATGTTCAGGGACATGACAGGTCAAAAGGGTCAAAGGTCAATAAAGTCAAAGCGCTGGCGTTTGATCGCTCGGCTCAGGCCGTCCGGTGGGGATGCTGTCGGCGCTGGCGCTGCTGGGGGCGGCGCTGCCGCTGGGCATGGGACCGCCGGCGCTGCCATCCATCGGCATGGGTGCCATGGGCGTGATCGGCAGGAAGCGTCCAGGGTCGGAGACATCCAGCGCGGCCAGCATCTCGGTGAACACAGGTTTCAGCACTTCCTGGAGGTAGGGTGGATACGTCACCCACTTCTCCACGAGCTTCAGGATGTTGTCATTCGTCCGCACCACTTGGGTGCTGCGGCTGCGACTCAGCACCAGGCGCACGGCGTTTTGCAGTTCGTCCTTCTGCACGGTCGCCAGCCATTCCTTCAGCAGGTCAACCGCCGGCACCATCACCGGCACCATGATGGGCTGGCCGAGTTCGTCCACCATCGGCTCCATTTGCAAACCACCACCAGGAACGATTTGCACATCCCCCTCGGCGTTCTCCGCCGGAAAAGTGCCGGGCTCCATGGCTCCGCTTTCCACCATCGGCTCCTCGTCTTGCAGCTCGGGCGGCATTTCCACCATCCGCCTCTTGAACAATCGCCGGGCAAAGGGCTCGTCAAAGGCATCCGCCTCGATCTGGGCATAAAGCTGCATGATGGCGAGCACGCCTTTGTTGATCTCGTCTTGTCTCTTTCCGATTTTTTGATTCTTCCCTTCCTGGAGGATTTGCAGCCCGGTGGCCGTGTTCGCGCCTTCCAGCCCTGCGCCTTCCGTCTCGCCAGGCGTCACACCGCCGCCCTCGCTCATGAGGGTTTGCAGGGTCAGGTTCAAACTGGCCTGGATGCCTTCCAGTTCGGGCTTGATCACGGAGACGCCCACGGCTTCCTCCATGGTGTTCTGGCCGTCCAGATGATACAGCACCGGCCCGCGCAGAGTCATGCGCCGGCCTGCCTTGGTTTCTTCAAAGGCATCCCGCTTCACGGCTACGATCTTGCCACTGCTCAGCTTCTCCACCTCGATCCGGTTCAGGTCACGGTCCACCGACTCACTCAGGTCATTGTGCCGCTCGTAAAGGCCCATGCCATACCAGCGATAATTCACCGGATACACACGGTCTTCCAGGTAGGGATGAGAACGCTCTTCGCTCTCCAGCACTTCCTGGGCGATCTCATACCGCACCGGGCAGCGGCTGGTGTAGTCAAAGGTGGCGCAGATGTCTTCCCGGCGTCCATCGCCATTGATGTCATACCGGAACCATAGCTCGCACAGTTTCCGCCGTGGCAGCGCGCCCTGATCCGGCAGGCGACTCGGCGGCGCTTCGCCATTGACGGGTTGCAGCGCGTCCGTGGTGTCGGGCAGTTCAGCCATGCCTGCGCCGTTCTGGCGTCCGTATTCCTCGCCGGCAGGGGTGAGCTTGCTGCCTTGTCCGTAGAGGTCCATGAGGTCATCCCAGGCCATAGCGAAGCACTGCCCTTTCAGCACGCTGGCATCGATGCTCGGCGCGGTGAGATCGCACACCCAGTCCGCAAAATACACCGGCTGCACGTCCGCGCCCGTGATGTCGCTCGTGATGGCGAGCACCTTGTGCTTCTTCGGACTGCGCGGCAGTTCCACGCCGGTCATCTTCCACACCGCATGATCACGCACCAGCCGATCCATGCCTGGGTGCATTGGGTCAGGCTCCCAGGTGTCCAGCACGGTCACGGGGTTGCCGGCGCTGTCCTTCAAAGGTTTGCCGTCCACCATCAGGATTTCCGTCTCCACCCAGCGCTTGGTGATCTTCCGATTCTTGATCACCTTCACGATCTGCTCCCCCTGGATCAGCGCCCGCAGTTCCACGCCATCCTTCAGCGTGTCCGCCAGCTTGCAGCGCTGCGCCTTGGCTTGCAGATACTCCTCGAAAAGCTTGATCCCCGGATGCGCATCCTCCTCGGTGTCCGGCACCATGGCAAAGTAGCCCTTGCTCTCCAGGTCCGCCGCGATGCGTGCGTGATGGTCCTCGATGAACCGCCTCGGCATGTTCAAAGAGAGATTGCTCAGCCGATAAAGTTCACCGCCGAGTTCCTTCGGCAGGAACAGGCGATCACTGAAGTCATTGCGAAACCGCGCATTGGCCGCCGCCCGCTTCCACAGCCACGAGCCCGGGATGTAACTGCCCGCCGCCCCCCAGCCCATGTCCCGCCGATACTGGTCAAACACCAGCAGCGCATACTGCGTCATCCGCTCCTCAATCTCCGGCGTGATGTCCGCCATGGTGGCGGACTGGAGGAGGCATTTTTTTTCGGTGCTCATGAAAGGGTTGTGGTGATTATTCCTTGGCCTTCGCCTGCTGTCTCCTGATTTCTGCCAGGATGCCGGGCGCTTTGGCCTGCGACTTCTTGAACTCGGTCTGGCGGGTGTTGAACACGCGCTTGGCCTCGGGGCTGAAGCTGGCGATCAGGCGGGCGCGAAACTCCTTCTTGATCAGCTTGGTGGGGTCCAGGCTGTCGAGCAGATCGGTCATCTGCTTGGCGGTCTTCACAGGGTTGCCGCTGGCTTCGAGCCGGGCCATGGCTTCGGCGATCTTGTCCAGATCAGGTTCATCCTGGATCAGTTCGCCCTTGATGTCGGCAGCCAGGCGCGACTTCAGCGGCGTGGTGTAGGTGTTGCTGTTGCCCACTACCGGCAAGTTGTTCTTTTGCCGGAAAAAGGCGGTCTCCTTGCGCAGATCCGGGTCCGCGCTGCGCACGTCCATCCCCAAAAGAGCGCGAATCCAGGACTGATACTTGTTCCTCATGTCGAGGCTGTTGGTTCTCCGGCCTGCATTGCTTAGGGTGGCGGCATGGACGCCTACGCCAGGGGTCAAGGGTGGCAAGATGTCACCGGCCAGGTTCTTCAGTCGCTCGCCCGCGCTCTCGATCACGCCCATGTCATCCTGCACGATCTTCCGCCCAGTGAAGGCATCGGTGTTTGTGCTGGCACTCCACGCGGCCGCCAGCAAAGGACTCGAGGTAAAGCGTGCGCGCCACCATTTGGTGAACTCGTCCTCATCCTCCATCATCTCCACTCGCGTGCCGATCAAATCCGCAAAGGGCATGACGCTGGAAAGGTCCCACTGCTGAAGCTGACCCTCGCTTGTGCGCATCGGCAGCAACATGGAAAACACTGGCGCATCCACCACGCCACCGACCAGCTTGCCACGCATGGCGCGGAAGACCGCTTCCTCATCGTCATCCCCCAGGCCAAGGGCCATGAGGCTGTAGCGGGTCACTGCCGAGGCAAAGAGCATGACGGCACTCAGCGCCATCGGGCGCTCCATGGCCGCCCGGCCCATGATGCGTGTGCTCTCGCGGAAGAAACTGCCAAAGGGATTCAGGAACCTGCCGCTCACCTTCCAGTAGGCGCTCGTGCCCAGCCTGTCATAATACGGGAACCACTTCCGCACCTCGGCAGCGGCTTCGCGTGGATCCATGCCCTGCGCCCGGTATTTGTTAAAGGCGGCCGTCTTGTAAAAGTCATCCGGCAGACTGCGCAAGGCGCTGAGGTATTCATAGGTGCCGCGGGCTCCTGCTCCCAGTCCCATGACCATGCGCATGAGCGCGCCGGCGTCGGCGTTCTCCACGGTCTTCTGATCGGGCAGCAGTCCGCGCAGAGCGGTCTTCACCTGCGTGGTGTAGGCATCCCCGCCCAGCACCTGCATCTCAATCAGCTCGGCAAACTTCGGCCCTCCATCGCGCAGGATGGCGATGGCATCGCGATAATACGGCCAGTTCCCAGGGTTCCAGAGGCTGTTCCCGCCCAGGTAGGCAAAGGCGGTATTGCCCACGGCATCGCGGATGTGTGAGCCGGGATTCAGCACCAGCTTGCCGCCTTTCCACTTCCGCAGCATGGAGTCGTAGAACTTCATTGCCGCGCCGTCCACGTTCACGACATCGAGCACCTGCGTGGCGATGTCATCCCGCACCCAGCGCCCCGACAAAGGCCCAAAGCGTGGGTTCTCGGGAATCTCGGTGTAGCCTGGAGGCGGCGCTTCTTTGGCGTTGCCGACCTTTTTTGGCGGCTCAATCGTCCATGCCTTCACCTTAGCCGTCTCCTTCATCAGCTCCATGGTGGCCGCGTTGTGGGTCTGCGCCATCACATAGCGAGCCACGGCATACACGGGATCTTTGATCAGCTTGTCCGGCTCGAAAGGCTTCTCTTTCTTGTAGCGCACCCGCTGCAGTTCAATGGCGCGACGCACGATGTTGCGCATCGGCTCGGTCATCTGGGCGGGCAGGTCAATGCTCGCGCGAGTCAGGCCGGCGATCTCCTCGCGGATGCTCTTCTTGTCATCGATCTTCAGCGCGGCCAGCAGGTTCGTCACGTTTGACCCCTGCTCTTGCAGGAAGCGCACCGCCTCCGAGCGGATGAAGTCCTCATAGAATCCATCCCGCTGCCGCTCATCGCGGAACCTCCAGCGATTCCGCTTGGCTCCCTCGGTGCGGTTCACGGTGACGTATTGGCCCGTGGCATCTTTTTTGGTGGTGTCCACGATGTGCCAGGCCGTCGAGCGCTGTTGTTTCAGGTCTTTGACCCCCAGCTTGAAGGCCTTCAGCCACGAGCCCGCCGCTTCGCCGGCCTCGTCTTCGGTGAAGCGCGGCATCCAGCCGGTATCCCGCAGTTCCTCGAAAGTGTCCAGGTTCATGAGTTCCTGTTTCACCAGTTCGCGCCCGGTCGTTTCCAGCATCCCGCGCAAGCGGGCCGCCAGTTCCTGGAGCGGTTTCGGCAGCGAAGTCATCGGCACCTTGCCCTCCATGGCATCAAACATCTGCACCCGGTAAGCCGGGTTCTCCACGAACTCCTTGGGGTAAGCCAGATCGCTGACCTTGGCCGAGTGCGAGAGCGCTCGCACCACGTCCATAGCCTTCTCACGACCCCAGGCGGATTTGCGCTGGCTTTCGTGCATCATCGCCAGCCACTCACGCGGCACGCTCCACAGCGGCAGCGCATTGTCAGCGATGGCCTTACCCACGCCATTCAGCGCGCCCGGTTTTTGCAGCCAGGCTTTCACCGCCTCCTTGCCCGTGCGCGCCCGTGCCCACAGCCACTTGTTCGTCCAGTTCTCATACACCCACTTGTCCAAGCGATTCGATCCCAGCCAAGCCAGCGGCTTCTGCACCCCCGTCTTCTCCACCGCCGCACTGCCCATCTTCGCAGCGGTCGATGCCGTCCACACCGGCAGCGTCACAAACATGGCATTGCCTGTTTTGGCGATGATCTCGCCCACCTTGTCGAGCGAATCCGCCGTGGTTTCTGGGTCCGTGCCGCGTTGGGCGCGGGTGTAGAGGATGCTGTCTGACTCATGATTGAAGCGCTGGCTGAGCGGGATCACCTTGCCCGACTCGTCACGAGTCACGGGATCGGCGGATTTGATTTGTGATGGCAACATTGCCAAAAACACCGCATCCTCTTTAACTTGCCCGTCTTCGACTAGCGTCTCTTTTTGTTTCAGTAATCCAATCCCAGACTGATAAAATGCTGAAGGTGATTTCTGCTGAATCTGACGGGTCCAGCGCCAAACGGGAGCTTTGCTTTCTCCTGTCACATCCAGCATAGACTGCATGTATTCAACACTACGAATCAAGGTTTCATACAATGGCCCGACCTGCTTTTGAAGCTCATCAAGATATTGTTTTCCTGTGATGGGGTCAGTTCCAAAGCGCGTAAGATCGGCGGTCTTACCTGGCTTTAGTTTAACTCTCATGGTTGGCTCAACACCATCTTTTGCACGACGAAACCAGTCAGCGTATTCTTGGGTGGTGCTAAAGTAGGAAGGAGTGGCAAAGCGCGTAAAGCTGGTTCGAGCGCCATGATGGGCATCAATATCATACCCCGCGGCCTTCGCCGCCTCATCCACCATGCGCTGAGCCTTCACCATGTCCCCAGCCTCCACAGCGGCCAGATACTCGGCATCCATCGCCCGGCTTCCCAGCAATCCATGCGCCTCCCGGTAGTTCGCTTCACTGCCGCTGGTCTGCTTGTGACCGATCACTGTCTGGCCGTCGCCTTCCAGCCAGTCGGCCACCTTTTGCCGCTCGGCCTCGGTCACGGAGGCTAGCCTGCCCCAATAGACCGTTTGAGTCTCGGGGTTGAATCGGAAATCCTTGGCCCCGTCCTCATGGCTGGCGCTGGCGATCTCACGCAGGTCACCATGCCGGGCTTTTTCCAGGTCAGGCACTTTGACCGCGATCACCTCGCCATCCGCCACGGTGCCAAGGTAGCCCTTGCCCCCTCGCATCGCCCGCGCTGCCAGCACCTTGTCGCCCTCCCGCACCGGACCCGGCACGGTGAACACCTGATCCTTGATCACCTGAAACTCCGCCTGGGTGTGGCTGGTCAGCTTGTCCAGTCCCTGCCAGCCTTTGGCGTAGTTGCGCAGGTAGGCGGCACGAGCTTCCTCAGCGGTCGGATAGCCCAGCATGACCTTGTATTCATCGAACTGTTTTGGTGGGTCCGAGGTTTCGGGTTTCAGGTTTAAAGTTTCAAGTTTCCCCGATCCAGTCTTGGAACTTGAAACTTGAGACTTAGAACTCCCTACCTTCACCTGCCTGATCACATGCACCGGCCCGCTGTAGTCCGCCGGCGTGCCTGCTTTCACAAACACGTCCACATGATCCCCGTCCTTGGCGTTCGTGCCTTTGAAGTAGCCGTAATGGTCCTGCATCGTGACCGACCACGCCTTGCCGCTCGGGTCCGTGCCCTTGCGCTCACTGCCCGCCGGGTTCTCAATGCTGATCTCATGCCCAGAGATGCGCACATGACCTAGCTTGTAATTGCCCGCCTCCTTCTGCGCCTGCGTCGGCTCCGGCAGCGGATTGTTCGGCGATGTCGCCGCCTCATGCGCGGCTTGATCCACGGGGGCCGTGCTCGTGGCAGAGGTGTCGGCGGGACGCATGGCGCGTGATCCCAGCATCTGCTGCTGCAAATTCTCCCGCAGCTTGCCCTGCGGCTGCATCACGATCACGTCAAAGGGCACCAAGTCTGGCCCCGTGGCACTGTCCACCCACATCACGTTGTAAAGGTGCGCGTCAAAGACGGCGGTGTTGTCGCTGGCACGGTAAAAGGTGCTCGGATTCACGCGCGAAGGAGCAAAGCCATACTCAGCCATGGCCTTTGCAATGGCCCGCTGCTGGCGCTCGCGTTCCACATCCTGCTCCTCCTCGGGGGTATCGTCCACAAGACTGCCGGGCAGTTCGCCATCATAGGCGGGCTGGCTGGTCAGCAGTTGCACTTGCCCCTGGCGATTCACCAGCACGCCATGCAGCACCCAGTCATCGCCAAAAACCTGGTTTGCCATCTCCAGCCGCTCTAGATAGCGCAGCGGACTCGATGCCGCAGCGCGCATGTCCAAGCCGATGTTTTGCGCCACGGGATACAGCCCATACTGGCCCGGCTTGGTCAGCTTCACCACCCGCCGCTTGTCTGACGTGCGCCAGACACTGTGCTCCATCTGCCCAAAATCGCGGTCACTGCCTGGCTGGTAATCTGCCGGCAGTTGGGTGATCAGGAGCCCGTTGTCCCGCGCCCAGTTGGCGAGGATCGCGGCTTGGATTCGGATGTCGCTTGGGTTGAGAGTTTCCGACGCCCGGCTTGGCGCTCCCATTTCTCGTCGGAGATCCCGTGCCGCGAGGCGTGCAAAACTTCGGGCATCGTTTCGGGAGTGACGAGTCGCGGTTTCTTTTCCATAGAGGGATTCAAAGATACCACGGATGGCAGCACTTTGCACCTCGTTTGTTGCCGGGTTTCCGCGCATTGCGCGTGATCCCAGCACCTGCGCCCCATACCCCGCCACAAAGGCATCCCGCACCGCCGCACTCGGGAACTGGAAGCCGGGAATGGCTCCGCTGCCCTTAAACGCGCTGTAATACCCGCCGGCAGACTTCGCCCGGCTCAGCTCGCTGCGGTATTCCGTGTCACTCAGACGGCGATCCATCTTTGCCACATAGGTCATCGTGCCCTTCTTCGCGTGCAGCGTCTCCGCTACGCTGTAGGGGCTGCCGCTGGCAGGTGAAGCGGGCACTCCTGCCCGCTGGGAGCTTTCTGAGTCCAGCTTTTGGTAGGCCTGATCAATCTTAGCCACCGCTTTAGCCATGGCGTCTGAATCGGCCTCTTGAGTCTTTGGATCATCCGCTTCCACTTTCTCCGTCGCTACATCCCGCACGATCCTCCCAGGCGGGCTCAGGTCTTCGAGCTGGTCAAACAGCTCGCCAATCGTCTCCGCGCTGAGTTCCCGCGGGCTGCGCTGTTGCAGATCCACCTCACCCTGGAAGCCGATGAAGTCATTCATGTGCTTCGCCATCGCACGCAGCGTGGCCTCATCGCCCTGGCGGGAAATGCGTTTGGTGCCAAAGCTGTCGTAGGCGGTCCACGAGTATTCCCCCTCCTTGCGAATCTCCCAAAGGTCCGCCTTGTCCAGCACCACGATCCGCGTCTTCACGCTGGTGCCTGCCCGCTCAAACGTCACCGTCGGCAGGCCATAGCTGGCGCGCAGGTGCATGTCCTTACCCTCGCCCTCGTAAAGCCACTGCTCAAAGCGCTTCTCCATCGCAGATCCCTCGGGGATCAGCGCCACAAGCCTGCCACCCTGGCGCAGGTGCTTCGCGGCCTTCGCCACATGCTCCATCGCCATCTTGCCCGCCGTGCCAAAGGGTGGATTCATCGCCACGCCGTCGAATTTGTTCACGATGTGCAGATCCTCGAAGGGCATGACCTCCACCTTGCCAGCCGCCACCTTGATGCGCAGCTCATCGCTCAGGCCTCGGCTTGGCTCCACATACTTGTTCGTCGTGAACTCAGGGAAGAAGCGACCAATCGCCCCATGCCCCGCGCTCGGCTCCAGCAGGTCCATGCCTGCCTTGGCATCCAGGAAGCGCACCATCGTCAGCCCCACGGGCTCCGGCGTGGCAAAATAGTCGATGCCCTCTGCAGCCTTGGTCTTGCTGGTTTTTTTCTGCCTGCCGAAGTAATACGACTTCGCCCGATCCATGTCAGACCCAAGCAGCTCGGCGGTGTCCTGCTTCTTGCCGCCCAGCCCCTGCTCAGCGCTTGGGGCCTCGCCATGCGCGTTCAGGTAGCCCGATTTGAAGCTATCCTTCAGCGTGCGCGCCATCTTGCCCAGGGCCATGTTTTCCACCGTGCCCGTGCGCTCGCTGATCTTGCTGCCAAAGGCACTGCGCTCCATGGCGGTGTGCAGCACCAGATACTCCTGGATGGCGTTCGACTTCACGCCGATACGGTAGATGCGTCCCTCGCTCTGGATGGCATCCGTGGGCTTCACGGGGAGCGCGGCATTCATCAGCACGCGCTGCCGGCCGTTGCCCGTCACGTCATGCAGGGAGATGCCTTCTTTCCCGGCCTCCATCTGGATCATGATCACGTCCACGCCGCTGTCGTCGGCATTGAAGGCTTTCACCCCGGCCATGCGCTCTTTGGGCGATACCTCACCATTGAAGAACCGCGCCCGATCTCCAAACTCATCCGCCACCAGCGAGCGAGGATTAAACAAGCGCTTGAAGTCCATGCCTACGAGGTCCGGGTGCAGATCCCGCCACTCTCGAGCCAGCTTCGATGCCTCAGCCGTCGGCAAAGGCAGGTAGTTCAGCGTGAAGGGATGCACCGGGTCGGCGTTGTTGTAGCTGTGAAACAGCACGATCTTCCGCCCCATGTCGAGGTGCTGGTTCATGCGCTCCAGCGCGCCGGCCACCTTGATGCTTTCCAAGAGCTGCATCCGCTTCGAGTAACCGCCACTGGTGCCATACCAGTAATTTCTGAAGGCACGGCGAAGCGGCTCCCAGTAAGTGCCTTGTTCGCGACTCTCCCCGCGCGGGCCCCAGGCCAGATCTTGGAAACCTTCATCGAGCTGCTTGCCCAGTTGGGAGTCCAGCAGGATGAACTCGCGGCTGTAGTCATACGGCACATCGATCATGCGGCCACTCATGGACCCGTTCTGGAACTGCCTCTCCGACCACTCACGCTCCATCAGCCCCACATCCACCTCGGGCGGTGGACTGGTGAGCCGATTCGTCTTCATGCTGTAGCCAAAATTCTCCACGAGGTAACGGTCCATGCCCTGCGGCACGTTGTAGCCCGTGCTCTCAGAGCGAGGGCTCGCAAAAAGGTAGCCGTCGGCATAGCCCAGGCTCTTGTGGTAGTTGAACGGCGTGGCGCTCAGGAACACGGCTTTCGTGTCCGGGAAAGTCTTCCGCTTGGCTTCGATCTCGGCCGCCTTGGCTTCCCGGCGCTCGTTGTAGGCCTGCATGGCCTCGCGATCTTCCGGGTTTGGTGCGGCACCGATCACTGCATACTCCGCTTTCTGCTGCGCGTAGAAGCCGGGCTTGTTCGTGGCGCGATAGTGCGCGCTCATGTTCTCCGTCTGCGTGCCCTGCGCATTGCCGCCCAGGTAGTGGCTTTCGTCATAGACGATCAGATCCCAGGGCTCGGCTTGCAGTGCGGCATTCGCGCGGAAGTTGGCATAGGTCGTCACCACCACGCCACTGCCGACATCGGTCGTGTTGTTCAGCGGTGAGGCCTTCACCATCACGCGCAGGCCTTCGTTCTGCCAGTCCGTGACTTTTGGCTGGCTCGGCACCACGATCAGCACGCGACCCCGCCCCATCATCTCGAAGCGCTTAATGATACCCAACCCCGTAAACGTCTTGCCCGTGCCGGTGCCGTTGGTGAAGAGCATCCCCTTCTTCGGGTCGTCCTTCGTCGGCTCCTGGTTGAACCATCGATCTTCCGTCTTCTTCACGTCGTCATGCTGCTGCGGCAGCAGGATGGGCAGGGTCTTGGCAATGTTCTCGCGGTCCCCCGGCACGATGTCATCCCAACCCTCCGCCGTGTTTTGCACGGTGGCCTGCTCAATCAGGCGCTGGGATGGAGTGCTTGCGCGATCTTGAGCCACCTCATCTGCGGCTGGCCGCTCTGGAGCAGTGCCAAAAAGATCGAGCTCTGCGCCGGACTCCACTGCCGCTCTCGGCTCATCAATGCCGCTGCTTCCTCCGGGCTCAGCACTTCCGGCAGGGCTGCCAGAAACTCGGGATGCCTCTCCTTGAACGCGCTCAGCGCCTGCTGCTCCTCCAGCAGGGGCATCACCTCTTGCAGGGGCACGATCATTTCCTTCGGCGTCTTCGCCCGCGTTTCCGCCTGCGCCCACAGCGTCAGCATCTGCTCTAAAGAGTCCGGTGCCAGCCGAAACGCCAGCTTCCCGGCCTCCGACTGCGGCGGTGCCTCGCGGGCGATCTGATTCCAGAGTTCTGGGGGTAGCTGGTGCATCTTGGGTCGGAGTATCCACCCTCGGCGCGGGGGATGCAAACAAATCCCCACCCCCCAGCATGTCCATCTGCCCGATGTCCCCCTGCGTCCCCACCAGCGGCGCACTCTGCCGCTGCTTGATCTTCTCCGCATTCTCCCGCCGAGTCGCCTCCGCTCGTAGCTGCTCAGGGCTGGCGGATTCGAGGTTGAAGTCCAAGCTTGGAACTTGAGACTTGGAACTTGGCACATTCGCCTGGGGAGCTTGGAACAAATCCGCCTTGCCGCCTTGAGTCGTCCCCGGAAACAGCGGCCCCGCGCCGAACATGCTCAGGTCATCCCCACCAAACAGCGACCCCTGCCCACGCATCGACCGCGAGAACAGCACCTGCCCACCTTCCACCCCCGCCCGCATCGCCGGCGTGATGTCCACCCGCCAGATGGGGGTTTTAACGGGTGGGTAAAGTGTCTGGAATGTTTCGGTGTCCAAAGGGTGGACATCTGTGAGCCAAGACAGTTCTTTTTGCCTATGGTGCTCCGCAAGTTCCCCCTTCACCACCCCAGCGCCCCACTGCTTCACATACTTGCCGATCTCCTTCGGCAGGATGCTGTCATAGAAGCCCTTCATGCCCTCGCCGCCGACTTTGAGGTTGTCGCCCTCATAGGTCATCTCTTCTGGTGCATCCAGTGCATCACGTTCTTTTTGAAGAGATTTATATCGGTCGTAGGCGGCATCTTGCTCTGACTCCGTGCCGGTGTTCATCCCTCGACGAGCCGCTTCCATGTCGCGGCGCAATTCTTCTCTTTTTGCGTCGTTGGTTTCAAAATCGCCAATGATCTTGTTTGCCAAGTCTTTCCCGACAACATCCGCTAGTTCGTTGCGTGGCACGCCTTTGTCTTGAATGGCATCGTTACCATTGATGTCGTAGGCATTGAGAATGTATCTATCCCCATCTCGTTTTACTTCGAGAGAACTGATCTGCTTGCTCAGATCATACCGCTCCGCCTGCGTGTCCCCCGTCGTCCAGCCGATCCACTCCTTGCCCGTCGCCACCGCATCCCGCAGCCCCCGCTTGAACATTTGCAGCGCCCAGTCCTTGCGGAAAGGCGCGTCTGGGATGGCGTCGTTTTTGCGGTCGTGGAACACCTCGTTGAGGTCAATCTTGCTGACATACCTGCCCAGGTATTGCCAGCCTTCTGAGGCGGCATCTCCGGTCGGGCGCTCCATGAGACGCTTGATGTGCCCACGAGCCACGGACTCACTGGCTCCGTTGCTGATGGCTTCCTCAAGGACATCGGTCGGGAACTCGCCCTGATACCCCTTCTCCCTTCCCGCCTGATGCCGGTCACTCTGGATCTCCTCCAGGAACGTCCCCGGCCTGCCCTCGGCATCCACCCGGTCATTCACCCGCATGTGCGCCACGTAGTTCGGCACGTCGGGGAAGTGGCTGGAAGTGTAATCTGACTGAGGTCCAATTAGCTTAGCTTCTTCGTCTGGAGAAACCGCTTCAATGTAACGATCTACCCAGTTTTGATCTTGTTCAGACAAGCCATTAATGAACTGAAACCACCCATATTCTTGAGAACGGGCTTCATCTGTTTTTTCTGCCAAGATTGGATTAAAAGCACGCAGCCGAGCAACTTCTTGTGAGTCACTCTTTTGTCTTTTATCCGGCAGCGCCAGCACCACCTCCCGGTAGTTCTCCCCGCCGGGGAGCTGGTATTGGGCGAATTTGGTGTTGGTCTGAGGATTCTCGCGTTGGCCGCGATAGTCAGAAATGACCTCTTGAACCAAGTCGTTGATTTGCTCATCCCTGCCAGTGTAAATGTTTTCAGTGCGCTCGGCTGCTTGAATAACAGAGTCGGCTTCTGAGGCATTGAATCCCTTTTCACGCATGACTCGGCGCAAACGCTCCGCCGAACGGGGCGCGGTCATTCGGTCTACTCCACCCATTTGCACCTCCTCCAAGCGCACCGCCCCATCGGCTGCCAGATACTCCAGCACGGCCTGCTTGGTGATTTTCCCTCCGCTCTCCGCTCTCTGCCCTTCGCTCTCCAGCCAAGGCATGATCCCACTCCACTTCAGTTCCTCGGCTTTGATGCCCGTCTGCGGATTGCTGATGATGCCCTTGATCGTCGCCACATCCGCCCGATTCGGCATCTTCTGCTCAATCACCTGGCTCAGCCGCGAGTAAAACCCGCTTGGGTCCGTGCCATCGCCACGCATCGCCCGTGCCCCCAGCCCCTGCTCAAACAGCCCCTTGGTGCCCTTGTCGCCAAGCATGTTCAGGGTGTCCTCATTAAACAGCGCGCTGTCCTTGCCCGGTGCTACGGTCAAAGCATCCACATAGATCCGCTCGTCGCCGTCAATCGTCTGCACGCCAAACGTGGTGCCATCCTTCAGCGTCACACTTGCCAGCTTCACCGGCTTGCCAACGGCATCCCGCCACACATTCGGCAGTTGCTCGGCCAGCTCCGCCTCGGTGGCAGGCTCCAGGTCCAGCTTGATCACCTCGACACGATGCGGCTTCCCGTCGTCACCCTTCAGCAGCATGACGTCGCCGACTTGCAGGCTGGCGGCATGGACATCCACCGGGCCGCTTTCCGTGGCACGCTCAAACCTCAGTGCCTGCTCTTCCAGCCCGTCCCAGTATCGCTGCTCCTGGCTGTCTTGATCATTGCCCGACTTCTTCGCGTTGTAGCGGTCGATCACATCCAGGATCTTCGCGGCTACCATGTCGCCCGTGACATCCTCCACGGCCACACCGGGGAAGAAGCCCTTGCCATGCAGCTCGATGATGGCGCGGTCCATCGTGCTGCCATTGCCAGCCCGGAACACCAGATTGCTAAAAGGGAAGGGGACCGGCGATCTCTCCATCCAATCCCAGTCCGCTTTCGACACGCTTTTGCCCTCGGCCTTCATGCGCTCGAGGTAGGCCTTCGAGGGCCGCAGGATCTTCCCGCTGCGCGCAATCGCCACCAGGATGTTGTCTTTTCCCGTGTCAGGATCAGGAATCTCCGCCAGCCGCTGCCGCAGATTCGATGCCGCGATGGCTCCGCCCGTGGCTTTCTTGACCTCTTGACCCTTTGACTTGCCTTGACCATCCAAATACGCATCCGCCGCCTCTGCCAGGTCTTCCTCTTCGACCAATCTCCCCGTCTCCGCCGCAGGCGTCTCCACGTCTTTCATCATCGCCGCCTTTTCCGCCGCGATGCGCGCCTTCTCCGCCCCACGAGCGGCTTCCTTCTGCCAGTAAACGAGGTCACTGATCTTCTCCCCAGACGCCACCGCCCGCTGATACAGGTCCGCGATGTCCTCGATCACGCGCTGCATCGATGCCCTCTCCTTCGGCTCCAGCTTGCCCAGCGCCTGCTTCAGCGTCTGCCCCATCGTTTTGAGCGCCTGCTTGAGCCACTCCACGATGCCCGCCAGCGCCTCCACGGTCTCCGTGGTCACGCTGTCCGCGCCCGGTGTCAGCGACTCGAAGACTTTCCCGGCAAACACCGCATCCTGCACCATCATGCGCAGGATCTCGTGCCCGGCATGGAAAGCCTCTTCATCACTCAGCTTCGCCGGCGGATTCGCGGGCATGTTTCCGTCCTGAATCGCCGGCGCATAATAGGTCTGCCACCACACCCGGATCATCTCCGGCGCGTGCTGCTCCATCTGCCGCACCTTGCCCACCACCTCGGCGCGGCTCAGCTTGGCCTGGGCAAAGGCATGGATAACCTCCTCACTCAGCGCCAGTTCCAGCCCGCCATCGGTCCGAGCCCCAAAGCGAATGAAAGCCGCCGGGCTGATCACCAGCACCGTCTGCCCATCCCGGCCCATCATCGCCCCCAGCCCGCCGCCATCCTGCGCCTCACCGATCACGATCTGATCAAAGAGCCGCCCAAACTTCTCATCCACCAGCCGCTCCAGCGCCTGCATGGACTTCACCGCGGTGGCAGTCGCCTGGGCTTTCCCCTTGGCAAAGCTACGACTGAACCCATCAATGGCCTTAATCTTCGCCTCCCGCCACACCTTCGACTCAATCAGCTCCGGCACCTCAATGGCCGTCAGCTTACCCGTCTCATAGCCCACCTTGGCAGGCGGTTCTTGATTGATTGGTTCCGCCGTTTTTGCAGCCTGACTTTGTGGAACGCCCGTGGAACCGGCTGGTTTTAATTGATTGGAATCCGGTGCTGCCTGTCTCCCAGTCTCCGCCGCAGGCGTCTCCAAGTCTTTCTTCGCTGCCTCCCACCTCTCCGGCGATGCCAGCACCCACTTCTTGCCCGTGCCACGCACCCAGCCCATGGCCGTCATCGCGTCATCAAAGTCCGTGCCCGCCATCTGCACGGCATAGCCCTCCGGGGTCACCCCCAGCCTCTTCACCACCAGCCGCGCCGCGATGCCCGCCTGCTGCTCATCCAGCCCTCGGCGACCCAGTTCAAAAGCCAGTTGCTCGGCCCGTTCTTCTTCCGGCAAGCTCAGAGTCTCCAAGTCTCCCCCTCTCCCAGTCTCCAAGTCTTCCGCCCTGACGCCAGCAGGAGGGGCAGCCGAATCCCCTCCCACTGGCGTGCCCACCGCACGAGGCGGCCCGGACTCGGTGACACCTGCGGCACCCTGCGCTGCCACAGCACCCACCTGGGGCGATGCTCCACGGTCAGGACTGGCCCCCGCCACGTCCATCTTGGGGGAAATGGTTTTGGCCTCTTGACCTCCGGCTTGCCCTTTGATCTGCGCCACTCTTGCCGCCTCATCCAGCTTGATGGCATCCGCCACCGCCGGCAGCACCTCGCGCAGCTTGTCCAGCGCCCGCTGATTGATCACCAGTTGCGGCTTGCCCTTCGAGTCCGGCACCGAATACACATGCCGATGATTCGGCGGCGTCTCGCCCGCCTTCCACTCCAGCGCGCCGGTCTTCGGGTCATTTGTGTAGCGCCCCGGCTTCATCTCGCCGGTCTGCGGATCACGAGCATAGCCTACCCCATTCAGCTCCGCCTCACTCAGATCCTCCAGCTTCGCGCCCTGGCCGATCTTCAGCAGCGCTGAGGCCCGCGCCTTCGTCACCGCCACCGCATCCGGGCTTTTCTTCGGGTCTGCATAGCCTTCAATGGCAAGCTGCGCATCACTCTTCACCGGCTCCTTAGTTTCCGTAGAGGCAGGCGTGAGCATGCCTTGCTCCGTCGGTGTCTGGTCTTTCCCCGAGATTGCCCCAGCAAAGCCACCCAGCACGCCACCCACCAGCCCCGCCTCGATGGCCTCGGACAAAATCTGTCCTACCCCCTTCTCGGGTGCATAAGTCGCCTGGGCGATCACGCCTTGCAGCGCCTGATCGGTAAACTCCTCGACCGCCTCCGATCCCACTTCCTGAGCCACGTTCGCGATGAAGCCTTTCAGTCCGCCCTTCAGAGCTTCCTGCCCCTCACGAGTCAGGAGCGATTCCACACCTTTGCTGCCGATGCTTGTCGCCAGCGCCGTCACAGCCGCCGAGGCCATCGCTGGAGCCAGCGCCTTGGCCTTGGCTTCGTCCTGGCTCATGCCTTTGCGCATGTAAGCATCCACGGCATCCACAAAGGTGCTGCCGCCGCTCTGGGCCCCAGCATCCAGGGCCGCAGCCCCCAGCGCCACCTTGCCGCTGCCGCTCAGCCTGCCCGCCACGGTGCCAATCGCCATGCTTTCCAGCACACTCGGCGCACCACCAGCCACACTGCCAGCAAATCGACCCACCGCATTGGTGCCCTTGCCCGCTGCCGCTGCCGCCGTTTCCCAGGCGGCACTGCGATCCTTCCAATACCGGGCATAGTCCAGCATGGAGTCACTACCCGTCATGCCAGCCAGCGCCCCCAGCCATCCCGCCGGCAGATTGGAAGCACCACCTTGAAACTTCATCACGGCTGCATTCACCCAGCCACCTTTTTTCATCTCCGCCGTGAACTGCTCCATTCGTTCCACGGGTGTTCCACGGGTGTTCTTTGCCAGCCATTCAGCAAAAGCCGCATTTTTTTCGAGCGACTGAATCGCCCGCGCCGCCAGCGGTGCTGCCAGTTCCCGGCGCTTTGCCTTGGCTCGTGCCTTGGCCTCGGGCTTGCCCACGGAGGCATCCACCGCCGCGTCATGCGCCTCGGCATCGAGCAGCAAGTCAGGGTTGACCGTCAGCTCACCGTCAGGCAGCGCTCGCACGGTTTCATTCAAAGGCAGGCCTGTCTGCGCGTCTCGGTGCGCATTACTCCAGTCAAACTGCCGAATCTCCTGCAACCCTTTCCTGGCTTGCTCTTCGGTGAGTCCACGAGCCTGGGCCTCCTGCTGGAGTCGGGGAGTCATGCTGGAATCACTGATCCAGTCATCCGTGCCGATGTCCTTGCCCCAGTTTTGGTAAAGGTCCACCACGGCGGCCCTTTCCACTTGCTTGGCCTCCGTAGCCTTGGCGTAGGAGTCCCGCCGCACCAGCTCCGCCTGCGCTGCCTGCGCCTTCGCCGCTTCCAGATTGTGCTCTTCCACGTCCTGCATCAGGTCATCATACCCCGCCAGTTGCAGATCATGGACATGTTGACGCTGCGCAGACAAGTAAGTCTCCGCCAGCTTCGCCGGCCACATCTCGGTCGTGCCATCCGGCAGCGTCAACGTGGCGCTGTCCGCCATGCTCACCCCGCTGTGCACGATTTGATCACGAGCCTCCCGCAGTCGCTCCACCCGCGCTTTAAACTGAGCTTCTAGCCCTTCCACAATGGCTCCCTTGGTCTGGATGCCCACCAGGGTATTGCTCACTTCGTAATCCAGACTTTCCACCATTTGCGCCAGTTCCTTGTCGCTGAGCTTTTGCACGCTCGCCACGATCTCCTGCTCATACGCCTTTGGATCACGAAACCGCTTCTCCACCGTCGCCAGCGCTTCCTTCTTTTGCTCAGGGGTCAAAGTCGCGCTCATCTCAATGTCACGCACGCTCTGCTCATACCGACGTTCCCGCGCCTTTGTCCGCGCCTCCGGCGACCCCGGCACGATCACCTCGGGCCGCGCCCCCACGCCAGCCTCTTGCACTGGCTTGACCTCTTGACCAGTTTTGACGCCTTGACCTTCCGGGCTCTTCATCAGCGGAATCCCCGCCTCGAACTGCTGCACCTCGCGCTGCATTCGCTGCCGTTCCTTTTCCCAGCCAAGTTCCTGCTTCTTGCGGTCGATCACCTGCGTCTCCGCTTCGTCCAGAGCGGCCTGCAAAGCGGCGGCCTGCTGCCTGATCGCGGCCAAGCCCTGCTCAGCGTTTGCCCGCTGAGCTTCGGTCAGGTTGATGTCATTCTCCAGCCGGTCTTCGAGTTCTTTGGCCTGCCGATCCGCGCGTTGCTTCGCCTGCCGCTTCTCCAGCGCCTTCAGCTCTGCCTCACTTGTGGACGTCTTGATCTGATCATCCACCGTGCCAATCGCGGCCCGGCTGGCGGCCGTGCCTGCATTCATTTGCTGCCGGTGCTTCGAGTCTGCTGCGCGTTGCTCAGCTTGCATCTGCTTGGCCTTGACCTCTTGACTCTTGACCAGTTTTTCCTGCTTTTGCTGTTCCCAGACTGCATCCGGCTGCACCGGCTGGATCACGCCATCAGAATCGACATACATTGGCCGCCCTTCGGCGCGCCATGCCGCTTCCTTCACATTGTTTTGCTGCCGCTTAGCCTCATCGGCAGCTTTCTTCTCCAAGTCTCCCTGTCTCTTGGTCTCCTTGTCTAATTCAGCCTGCGCTTCCTCACGGCCCTCCTGCATCAGTTCCTCATCCGTCTTCCGCCGGCGAGTCGTCGCGCGCGGTTGAGTCAGGGTAGAAGAGGCTTGTTGGCGGAGAGTGCGGAGAAAATTCTGAATGGGGTCCATGAATGTCGTGAGGTATGGCGGCATGAGATGGCCGTCCGGTCATCCCCTCCGCGCTCGCGACATCGGCCTGCTTGCTTGGTGGGCTTGTTGTTCTTTGAAAATCGCTACCAATTGCCTCGAATCACCTGCCCACTGCTGCTGTAGCTGGGCCGTTGCTCGTTGCGATTGATCTTTCTGCGTAGCTTCCGCAGCGCCTCAGCGCTCGGAGTGCCCGTGTTGTAGTTCACACGCGGCTTGGCGGGTTGCAGCGGGCTCGGGCGGCGATCAAACCCCACTTTGCCCATGCCTGGAATGTCCACGCCATCGCTCCACTTTTCCCCCATGCTTGGAGCCTGGGGCTTGTTCTGCGCGGCTTTCTGCGGTGGCCGTGGCACGCTTGGTGCCGCGCTCTTCGTCACCGGCTTCACATACTGCGGCTGACGATTCAGCACCTCCTCGCGCCCGGCTTTCTTTAGCCGTTCTTCACGGGCTACATCACTCTCGCTGTCTGACCGACTCACCGCCGCCTCTGCGGCTTTCTGAAAATTCTTTTGCGATCCATACGCCCCGCGCTGCTGACTGCTCAGGCGTCCATACGCAAAACCACGCGCCCGTGCCAAAGCGCCTGCGCCCTGAATCTTGCTGCCTTGCATCGGTTCGCCAAAGGCGTTGGTGGATCGTGCCATAGATTTTAGATTGCGGTGAAAGTGGCTGGAGTGAAACTGCTTGGCAGTCTCCTGGCTTGTCGAAGGGGCGTGCCTTGATTGTTAAGGCCATACTCCTGATTGACCAGCGTGCGCGCTCCTTCGGCCTGGGTGTCGATTTGCTTCTGCCTTGCAGCACGCAAGGTCCCACGATTCGCAGCCCCAAGCCCGCTCATCTGGATACCCTTTGGCCCCAGTTTACGCCGGCGCAGCTCTGCATAAGTGCCACCGCCCACGGGCCGCGGGCCGCGATTCAGCAGCGCAGCATTTTGAGCCGCGGTGAAAGCATTCTTTTCAGCCAGATTTTCCTCGGCATCCTGCGTGTTCAGCGCCGCCTCGGCATTGTTTTTCTCCACGCCGATCTGCGTCACCCTCGGGTCCATCGCCGCTTTTTGCTGCTGAATGGGTGCCATCATCCGCGTGATTGGACTCTTGACATTGATTTTCGGAAAGGCCATGGTCGTCGGGGGTGATGGTGATTACTCAGAATTTCACCCCCAAGTCATACCACCGTCGCTCCCATCGTCCACTCTAAAATTGCCCATGCCCTGATGCAGCAGCGCCTGCGTCTTGGCATGTTCCTCCTCCGGTGAATCCGTGTGATCCCCCGGCGTTCGTCCCACCACGGTCATCCTTGGCAGATACCGGCTTGCCGAGTTCAGGCAAAACAGCCCAATGGCATCGCACATGACCCAGTCATCATGATGACCAGCCGCTGCTTCTTTTCGCCCATTGCTCTTGGTGATGAAATTCCGCATCTCCTCCAGCCACCTCGGGCATCTCACATCGATGCCCTGCTCCCTCACCAGCCGCTGCATATTCGCCACGATCTGCTCCCGTGTTTGCTCCGTGGTCTTCCACCCTCGTTTCCGGTTTTTCTTCCCCTCGCCCACGCGCTTATTCTCCGTCGGCTCCGTCCGCATCCACACATTCGTCACCCCACGCATTGCCAGCCCATCCACCAGCCCAAACGCTGAATTGACCTCCGGCACCACGAGACACTGGCCCCAGTAGCCATACATGGCCGCGATCCAGTCGAGCACGATGTCCAAATTCACCCGGCACTCCGCCTTAATGGCCGCCACCTTTTTGGGCAGTTGCAACACCCCAGTCTCGTCCACATACGCCGCTCGCCACACACTCACGGCATGACAGTCAGGATCTCGCGTGCCGTCCGCTTCCTCGCCCTCCATGAAGTCCGCGCAGATCAAATAGGCGCACCCAGGCTTGCGATCCTCCCACATTCGCAGCCATGCCTCGCCCATCCCCGTCTCAATCCAAACCCCATTCTCGATCTTGCCCCACTTCGGGCGACTCACGTTCACAAGCTGCTCCAGCACATTGAGACCATCGTCATCAAACACCTGAGTGCCTGACGAGATAAACATCGAATCCTCATCGCTTGGATACTCCTGCTCCAGCTTCTGTTCATCGCCGCTGATCTTCGGGCTCGCCAGCATCCGCCGACGCCATGCCAGCCGGGCCGGTGTGATCTTGTCCGGTCCAAACCTTTCAATCAGCCGGATCTCACTCTCCGTCAGCGTCTGCAAGATCTCTTTCCCCTCGTCTGGCGTGATCACATCCACATAATCATCACTCTCAAACCAAGCCGCAAAGGCCCGGAAATACCCGTTCCGCTTGATCCCATTCCGCAGCTCCGCCAGCGTCGCCGATCCGCGATAAGTGAAGTAATACACCCCTTGCTTCCCGTTTGCGGTGCTTTCGAGCGCGATCCATGTCCCCGGCAAATCCGGCACCGTGTTGGCTATGGACTGAAACACCGCCTCCCCCGTCGAGTGCCCCGAGCTGCGATAATGCGCCGTCTCCGATGAAATCAGCACCTGCAAGGTCGCGCCCTGGCCTGCGCGTGGGTCATTCGCCGTTTCCTCCCAGAGCTGCGTGCCATGCGTGAACTTGCGCGGGAAGCCCACACTTGCAGGTTCATTCCCCCAGCGTTTGTCACCAAAAAAGTCGTGCTTGTAAGCCGCTTCCCACATCGCCAGCAACCTCGGCGTCGTGTTTTTGTCATCCGCAATCACGCCCACCTGAAGCGGCCAGTTTCTCCCCATCCAGTAAGCCCGGTTCATGTGATAGCGAGAACTGCCACCCTGCCGATACTTTCCCACAATCGAGCGCTGCGGCATCCCTGCCTGCATCTGATACTCCAGCCCCTCATCAATGCGCTGCTGTAGGATGTTCATGACCGGGTTGCGATAAATCTCATCCTTGAAAGGGATTTCCGCGCAGCCCTGAAACCAGGTCGCAAACGAATGCCGCACCAGCAGCCTGAATGCCCGCTCCTCCTCCCCGATGGCCTCATGAATCGCGCTCACTTCCCACCACCCCCCAGCAGCTTGCCCAGCAGCGCTTTCACATTTACCCCCGCACCCATCGCCTTTTGCAGCGCCTCCTCGGGCCGTGTGTAGTTCACGGTCAAATCCACCTCCTGCGGTTTCTTCCAGCCTTTGATCTCCGTCAGCAACTTTGCCGCCTCCAGCTTGCCGGGGATTTTGACCTTCACTTTCATGATCGTGGGCGTCACCTCTTCATTGCCACTGTCGGCATTGCCACGTTTCAGTTGTCCATTTGGTCCACCCATCTCCTCGCGCGTCACCTCCTGAGCCAGCGGCGATTCCTCATCCACATACCCCACTGGTGTGCGCATGATGTTCAGGCACAGCCGAATCACTTCCCCCACGTCCGCCTCCGCATTTTTCGCTCCTTCGCGCTTCAAATGCTCCACACGAGCCGCCACGTTAGCATTTGCTAGCAAGCGGCTCGCATTGGTCCGTGCCGTATCGCCCTTCAGATCATCGCCATACGCCTGCATGTAGCAGCTCGTGTTCGAGTAGCAGCACATCGCCACCCGCTGCGCAAACAGCTCATGCTGTCCATCTGGCAGCACCTGATCCGGCGTCCACGCTGGCGCAGACTTAAAAACCTTGAGACCCGTCTTTTTAGACGATTGCCCTCTCTTCGTGCTTTTCTTGCCTACCTTTTTCCCTTTCAACGGCAAACCTGAAACACCGCGTTTAGCGGCCTTCTTCGCAGTCTTCCGAGTTCGAGAATGTGGCGGAGGGGGCATGGTGATTACCCAACCACCATCCCCTCAACCACCCACCCTTCAAGGGTTTTGCAAAACCACAACGCCCGCAAACGCAACTCAATATACGAACACCAAAAAAACCAACTCGCTCACTCCCAGCGTTTTAAACACCTGCACCCAACGCCTTAATATCAGCTTTTCGTTGTATAATCATCGTTCTGGCCCTTGCGTGATCGACGCGCTTTGGCCAGCGGTAGCGAGCAAATCGCCCGCCATGACTCGACGGTTATAGGGTATCTCGGGTGTCCAGCCTCGCGGTAGTTGATGCAACCACGAGACACGCCCACCAACGCGGCAAGCGCGGCCTGCGAGAGACCGCGCTTGATGCGCTCGGATTTGTAGTCGGCGGGAGTCATGCGTTAAAGCTCCTCGGTCAGGCTTTCGTTAAAATCACCATCCTCATCGACAGCGAGTTTACGGATGCAGGCGACCGTGATTTCATAGCCGCATTCGTCAGCGGCAAGGCGGGCTTCCTGCTCGGTTTCGGTGAGGTAGGTTTTTGCCTCCAGAAGGTCGTCAAACCACGCGAACGACGAATCGTTGTGGTCCCCGATTTCCACCTCAAACACTAAGCCGCTTTCAGCGGCTTCGCGTTGTTGCCGGACAAAACTGATTTCGGAGCGCATCGTGCAGGGAAGGGAGTTCATAATTTATTGAGTTGAGTTGTTTAACTGCGCTCTCTTGAGCGTGATTGATAGTAATGCAGCATTACACAAGCGCAAGCGGAAATATGAAAATCTTTTTCGGGAGTCAAAACGGGCCGGAACAAGCCGCTGCTCGCAACGTGCAGGGCGGCAGTGTCCCATGTGCTAGCGCTGCTCGCTCTCGCCCTGCCCGTGCGAGAGCTTATCGTTCTGATGATTCATGGCGCGGAGTCTTCGAGGGTTACTTTCGCCTTCCCGACCGCTTCCGCGATACGTCGGCAGTCACCGATGGAAAGGATGTGATCCACGTCCTCCCAATCTTCCGCACCAGAATCC